AACAATCGTGTTCGTCAAATCTTTAACGACCTAGAAAAATATCTAGAGTTTTGTGTAGAGTACGGATATCGTTATAACGAGGCTGAATTGTATAGCCCACGTAGCTATGTCTATCGTCAATATACTAAATTGATGAATGACAAGCCTGTAAAAAATCAGTGGGAAGAGAATCGTAGACCATAATGCGTAAATTATATTACATGGGCCTTGAGCCTTATAAAGCACGATACACTCTACAATTACAAGAGTGGAATCGTACTGTATTTGAACGTAGGGATATTGACTATGTTATTGTCCCTGGCGAAACACTAAGTAATGACCAAGCAATCGTTACTGGGCAAGTATTAGATGCACATGGTCGTACATACTACGGTATGTCGCAACTAATGAATCTAATCAAAATGATGAAAGCAGGGGAACTATCAAGTGATGATGTTATATATTTTGAAGACATGTTTCAGCCAGGAATCGAAAGTCTTCCTTACATACTTAATCAGATTGATGCTAATATGCGCCCTAGGATATATGTCCGCTGTCTTGCTCAATCAATCGATCCGGATGATTTTGTACATGTATGGGGTATGAGTGAATTCATGGGTCACTATGAAAAAATGGTTGATTCATTTGTTGACGGTGTACTTGCTACTAACGAAGAAATGGTAATGCACATGAAAATTGCAGGTTGGAGGTCTCCAATTTACAATATCAGCGGATTGGCATTTGGTAAAGATGAAGTTCGCAGTCGTGTAGAAGGTCCATTAAGACCATTTAATGAGCGCACATTTCGTGTGGGTTTTGCCGCACGTTGGGATCAGGAAAAACAACCTGACTTCTATATGGACTTGATTGAATTATGGCACGAACGTCATCCTGGACAAAAACTTGAGTTTGCAATTTTTAGTGGTAGTAAACTAAAATCTAACAATGATAGTTATATGGCACGTACCAGAAGTTTGCAAGAACGTGGACTATTAACTATCTATGAGGACCTAGAAAAAAATGATTATTACAATCTTCTTAACAACACTCGCCTGCTGTTTAATTGCGCTTTACAGGACTGGGTCAGTAACACAGCATCGGAGGCAGATACTCTTGGGTGTAATGTTCTTTATCCTGCTTATAGAAGTTTTCCCGAAACTTTTGCTAATGACAATGAGCGTCTTTATGTACCCTGGTCTTTAGAAGATGCATTAAGTAAGTTAGAAAAACTTATTCGTAAACCACACCCTAACATGGGTAAGATTAGTGCCCGTAATGATAGCACTATCGATAGAATCTGTGATATACTTGAAGGGAAAGGTGAAGACATGTTACGCATGACTACCGATTATAGGAAGTATACACGTGAAGCCAAATTTTAATAGGAGATAGAAATGGCAAATCAATTAGACAAGTTAGAAAAAGTAAATGAATCATTCACCGTTAATCGTTACGATAACGGATTTATGGTTGAGTTTAGTGGTCGTGATGATGACAACGATTGGAAGAATTGTAAAATTCTTTGTACTTCACAAGAACAATTGTTTGATGTTATCAATGAATATCTAAGTAAAGAATTGGACAATTAATCATGGCAACTTGGGAACTATCCACTTTATATAAAAAATCTGCGATTGAGAAATCATTTTGGTATAAGGATGGTCAAGTTGCCATTCGTACTGAAGGTTATCGCTGGGGCACATTTACTATAGAATCAGACACTATGCCTGATGTTGACTTAAACAATCCTGATGAGTTTGAGTTAGATAGTGATTGGGAGTTGGTATCATTAGATGATGGGTGTTGGGCTGAGTGGGAATGGCCTGATGACATGGACGAAGAAGAACAAGAACGTCTTGAAGAAATTTGGGACGAAAACTATTACGAAGGTCTTGAAGAAGAAGGCTGGTCACAAGATGACACAGAATACTTTTTTCAAGGTCCACTTAAGTTAGTAAATCTAGACACTGGTGAAGAGTTTGAAGGTGAAGAAGATTCAGTAACAATAGAAACAACTTTTACCGTTAACGATAAAGTAAATGAACCTGCAGCCTGGCCTTTTCTTGATGAAGAAACAGATAAAACAGAAGTAGATAGTAATTGGCCTTTTCCTAGTGGTACAAAGCCATAATGATAAATAAAAGTATGCGACACAAAGGTTGCATACTTTTCAAAAATAACATCCGTGTAAGGAAGGATACATATGTCATATAACAAAACGAAAACCGACCCTGAGTTAGGTCAAAAAGTACATCAGCACTTGGTAGCTATGGGAGTAGAAACTCCTACATTTCAAACTGCATTGGATCGTAAAGACAAAATTGCAGAAATCGAAAAAAGTTTTAGCCATATCATGCAAGTATTAGGTCTAGACCTAAGTGATGATAGCTTGATGGAAACACCCAAGCGTGTTGCTAAAATGTACGTTAACGAAATTTTCTGGGGATTAGATTATGATGCATTTCCAAAGTGTACGACTGTCGATAACAAGATGCGTTACAATGAAATGGTCGTTGAACGCAACGTTAATGTCCAAAGCAATTGCGAACATCACTTTGTTGTCATTGATGGTCTCGCTACTGTGGCATATGTGCCTAAACAGAAAGTCCTCGGATTATCAAAAATTAACCGTATTGTTGAGTATTTCAGTAAGCGCCCTCAAATCCAAGAGCGACTCACCGAACAAATCTTCCACACTCTCCAATTTATACTGGAGACTGAAGATGTTGCGGTAATGATTGATGCACAACATTATTGCGTAAAGTCACGTGGTGTTGAGGATACAGGTAGCTCTACTGTTACTTGTCGCTTAGGTGGTGGTTTCAAAACTGATCCAGCGGCACGTAGCGAATTCTTGTCTATTGCTAGGATGGGCAAATGAATCTGTTACTTATTTTGATTGTGTTAGGCATTGCTATCTCAATTATTCGCAGACTACCCGAGAGTGATTGCACACAAGATTGTAATCAAGGTCGTAATTGTAAATGTAAGGAATAATATGGGATTTCGCAAACCAATGGACTATAATGCAGTAAATCATCAAATCTATATGACTGGTGTAGAGTTAAATAGTTCTAGGAATGATGGCTTTACTGCATTAGAACTTAAAAAAGATTTATATAAAATCAAGTGGTTAGTGGATAGCATCTTAAAGGATTGTCCTAATTTTGGTTCGTCAGAAGCTGAATTCATTAAAGCATGTGAACAAGAAAATATGTGGAATATCCTAAAAAGATAAAGGGATTGTCATGGAATATCTAATAGTTGGGTTTATTGTAGGCATTGCATTATATAGAATATATAAACACTTACGTAAACCCATATGCGGTGACTGTGACAGATCGGGTAATTGTTCTAAACACCCAAAAGAACACACAATTAATTTTTATAGAAAATGATATTCAACAAAATTAAAGAACTTAGAGAACAAGAAAAAGTAATAGGTATTACTTTTAGTACCTTTGATCTATTACACGCCGGACATATTGCCATGCTTAGTGAAGCAAAGAATCATTGTGATTATTTGATTGCTGGTTTGCAAACTGATCCAACTATTGATCGTCCTGATACCAAGAATAAACCTATTCAAAGTATTGTAGAACGTCAAATTCAATTGAGTGCCTGTCGCTATGTTGACGAAGTAGTAGTATATCAAACTGAGCAAGACTTGGTTGACTTACTATTGATTCTGCCATTGAATGTTCGTATCTTGGGAGTAGAATACGAAGGTAAACAATTTACCGGTGACGAAGCATGTTATCACCGTGGTATTGATATTGTATTCAATGGTCGTGACCATAGTTTCAGTAGCACAAGTTTGCGTAAGCGTGTAGCAGAAGCACCAACTAAACTAGCTAAATGATTAATGGAAAAATTGCACGAATTTAATATTGACTGCGAAAAATTATATCAAGAATGGTATAGAATTGACCACGAACTAAATTTTGATGGTGGTAAATATAGCAGACTTTTAATTAATAGTGCAACATCTAAGACTAATGAAAAAGACGAAGATTATTATTTGTTAGACGCATTTGAAAATGTTAACAATAATTGGTATAGTGTTAAAAAGATATTAAAAAAATTTCAAAACACATATACACAAGAAGTTTGTTTATTGGTAGAGACTTGGTTGAACACGATAAATCTCACCGCAACACGTATTAAATATGCAGCGTTATATCCGGGAAGAAACATAGAACCTCATATTGATTATGCAGGTTATAGATTTCATATGCCTATTACAACTAATGACAAATGCGTTTTCATTGTAGGTAATGTAAACTATAATGTAGATAGTTTAGGTTCCATGTATAGATTTGATTCAAATTTAAGACACTCAGTTGCAAATAACGGAGATAGTGTTAGATTACATCTAATGTTTGACGTAAGGAATTTAAATGGATAGAGAAAAAATTAAAGAAAAAATGCATGACATGATGCAACCAGTAAACCATCAACTGTTCTTGTGCCAAAACGGTGAAGAAGAATTGATGTTTGCTTGTGCAATGTTGCAACGTATTACAGAAATCTTTGATAGCCAATTGGGTATCGAAGGTAGAAAAAAGATGTTTGAGGATTTGGTGTGAACTATGTCAATAAATTAGATTTACATGGTGTTAGACATGAAGATGTAGTTAGAATAGTAGAAAACTTTATTCTAATGAATCAAAGTAAAATGCCACTTACTATCATTTGCGGTAACAGCATCAAAATGATAGAGTTAGTACAAGCTGCCATTAAGCATGTTGGCTGCAAAACCTTTTCGCCTAGTTATGGCACAATCATTGTCAGGGATTTTTCATGAGAATTCTTATTATGGGTTTACCGGGATCGGGCAAGACCACATTGGCAGCAGCACTCACTGCCCAATTATTCTTTGAAACAAAAGTACTTTGGCTAAATGCTGACACCATTAGAGAAAAATATAATGATTGGGATTTTAGTGTTGAGGGTAGATTGCGACAAGCAACACGTATGCGACAACTAGCAGATGATTCATCAAACACAGATTATGTAATCATTGATATGGTTTGTCCATTAAGTATAATGCGTAGTATCATTGAACCAGACTATACTGTATGGATGAACACCATCGATATGGGTATATACGATGATACCAATAAGATGTTTACAGAACCAATTGACTACCAATGTAGGGTAGATAAGTTCTGTGATGTAGGTAACCTCAGTGATTTTTTGGCACAAGAAATTACAAAAGGTAAATAAAGATAGCGGCCTCGGCTTCAATTCGCTAATTAGGCATAAATAGATATAGAGGCAATTATGACTATATATCTATATGTAAAACAACACAAGGTAACTGGATTGAAATACTTCGGTAAAACATCTACTAAGGATCCTTATTTATATTTAGGATCGGGAACTCATTGGCGCCGACATTTGAAGGTACACGGCCAAGACATAGATACAGTACAAGTTTGGAAGTTCGATGATGAAACTGAATGTGAGAAATTTGCTTTAGAATTTTCAGAAAAATATAACATC